TTCATTTACATCATGTTCTGTGCATTGCCAATCTAATCTTGTACCAACCATGTTAGTATGATTAATCGGAACATATGCATTTTTCTGACCTGGGGTGTAAATGCAAAGACCAACTAATTTACAAGTCAACGGATCCAAACTTCTATTGGTTTCTGTGTCAATTGCAATTGCACCATTTTCAATTGCTTTATCAATATAATTTTTGAATTCTTCTTTTGACCTTAAAACAATTGTGTTTTCTTCATAAACACCAAGAATTCTATGAACATTGTCAGCAATCAAGCTGATTTTATCCTGCACGGATAATTTCTTCGACTTGATTGCTGACTCAATCTTAACTTCTTTCTGTGAATTTATTTTTTTAAGTAAATCTTTTGTTGAAGATTCTTCCTCAGCAAAAGCATCACCCCAAAGAAAACTCATTCATTACCTCAAAATCTTGTAGGCCTCTGTACTGTTGTCTGCTGTGTTTCCCACGGAGAAGAACTTCCCCACGGGGATGACTGAGGAGTTGCTCTAGGTTCTTCCTTCTTAACATCCCACTTTGGAATATCATTATCAGACGCAACGGACCAATTAGGGACTGTTTCATTAACAGGAGTGTTCTGCTGAACATTGTTATTCATAGGGAAATTTCCAGTGTTGATAAATTCCTTAATTTCATCTGCTGTTTTGTCAAGAACTGTCCTTCCAAGAGCCTTATAATCCTCAAACAGATTTTCCTTTTTAACAAAAATATCGTCCCTGTAAATCTGCTTATTAAGATTTGGAATGATTTCAAATTCCGTCTTCATATCGCCTGCACGGCCGTGACGAACAACCTTGCAAATAATATCAGAAAGAGGACCATAATTATTAATGTACTCACCGAGCCTCTTTGCATACACGAGGGATCTTTCCCAAATCTTTGGCTCAACAGAAACTGTTCCATCCGGATTGTTTGTGTATTGAAGAAGATGAATATAAAATCTATACTCAGTATTTTCTCCACGCTCACAAAGTGGGCAAGAATTGATTGGATCCTTAGGAGATCTAACACAATTAACCCTTCTGTACTTACCATTTAGCTGGATGGAATGAGTTCCAAGAATTTCAAATGAAGAAGTGTCATCGTGCATAAATCTCACAATGGCTTCATCCCCATCGTTCTTGAGCGAGAAAAACCCAATCTGTGGCTTGTTTGACTGCTGATTGTTCTGTGTACTGCTTGAATTTAAACTATCAAAAGAAATATATGCCATAAACCCTCCTTAATTAATTTCTTTTGCAAGCTGAATTAATGCTGACCTGTAAACTGATGCTTTAGTTGCAAAATCAGTTACTTTATTTTTTTCATTGTCTAAAGACTGTGTGAGTGAAGAAATATTGTTGTTTGCTTCTTCTAACAACTTTCCCATATCTTCGTACTTTGTTCTCAAAATATCTCTTTCATTTTTGGTGTCATATAATTCACCAGAAAGTCTAGAAATCATTTCATCTTCATTATGAACTTGTTCTGTTAATTTTTTGATTTGGTCATTTAACTCTATAACGGTATCATCAAAAGAATGGACTTGAGTAGACAAATTTTCATTGTCCTGTTCCATCTGTATCATTTCTTCCCTCAAAGAATCCAATTCAGATTGAACCAAAGTTTCTCCTACAACTTCTACCTAATCAACTTTTCCCGTTTTAACTGCTTCTTTAGACTTAACTGCCATTTACATCTCCCCACATATTGATAGTATCATATTACAACAATTTATTATAAATGTCAACACAATTTTGGTTGAAAACTTTTCAAGGATAAAAATTCTTCTTTTGTAAGGTCATTAACATCTTTTCCTTTTGGTAAAATCAATTTCCTTACAAGAACATCATCTCCAATATTCTTTATAAATTTATTAGAACCAATGTCGCCTGCTAAATCTCCGTCAAATGCAAGAACATAAGTTCTTATACCGCTTTTTTTCAACATTTTATATTGTGCATCTGAACCTGTCCCAAATAATGCTATTGCTGGTATTCCCCAACCCCACAAAGTGAGAGCATTTATTTGAGATTCCACAACACAAACAGTTCTGTACCCTTGTTTTATAACATAATCCAACAAATAAATTGGTTTTGGTTCAATTTGAGGAATTGTGAAAAATTTTGTAGAAATGTTTCGTTTGAATATACCTATAAGCTATCCTTGTTCATTCCTACACGGAAAAGTAACACTATTGGTTTCTTTTTCAAACCCAACCCTAAACAAATTTATTACATCTTTTGAAAGATGCCTTTTGTTTATAAGATAATTCAAAGCATCTTGATTATCATATTCATAAGAATCTAACTCGGACTCATCCAAAAAATTCTTTTGTTTTTCAGTTGTAATTTCTGGGAGATATTCTCTTGTTTCTAAGTATGTATCCCCAAAGTTTTCTACAAGCCATTTTCTTCCAAAGTCATAATCTTTTCCAAAACACTTACCAATTAATTTTGGTAGAGAACCTTTTTCACCACAAGCGAAACAATGAAATGTTCCATATTCCAAAGTTCCTTCTTGATTGTTATACACAAAACAAGCCGGTTTTAATTCTTTACCATCTTTGTGAAACGGGCAAGTACAAATTATTTCTTCGTGCTTTTCTACTATATCCTTTAGGTAACCCGTTTCAGATCTTACTTTTTCAAGAATAACATCAATAGGAGCACTAATTATCCTATTCTTTATTACTAGCTTCAAAAGACTTCATCCCCATCTAATTCATAAGTTTCTTTTAGTTCTTCTGAACCTTTTCCATTCAATGCATCTTTTTCAGATGGCATAAATTCAAAAGTTCCTTTATCAAAATTTATGGCATACTGAAGTTTCTTTCCTGCACCTGCATCTCTTGCTTTAATAATTTGCAAATTCAAAATCCCATCTTTTTGTTCAAATGCAAGAACAACTGTGCTGTCCTGACCAATACGATCTGATTGAGCAATATTCATTGTTGTAATTCCATCTGAAGTATCACCCCTATTTTGCTGAGAAACAGAAATGATTGGAATTTTCTTTAAAACCTGTAAATTCTTTAAATCCTTAGAAATGTTTGAGGCTCTTTCGACTGGATTCTTTGCTTTTCTGTCATCTTCAAGCAAAGAATGCTGGTCAACACAAAGCATATCTAACTTTTCTTTTTCTATAAATGCCCTTAATGCTGTAACACCTGCAGGGCCATTAATTTGAGCTGGTGTTAAAACTCTAATGGAACCTTTTATTCTGCCATTTTGAAGAGATTCCATGTATCTCTTATAATCACTTTGAATTACTGCATTTCCATGGATTAAACAAGTGTTTGATAGATGAGAAATCAATGTATCAATTCTGTAGCCAACTTTATTCTCAGACATCTCTCCAGAATAAATTCCTACATTTAACCCTTGTTCTGCAGCTGCAATAGCACATTTAAGAAGCAACCAAGATTTACCCTGATTAGTTCTAGCCATAATTACAGCTAATTCTTCTTGTCTGTCCCAACCACCAAGAACTTCATCTAATTCTTTAAATCCAGTTGAAACATAATATTTATTAAAATCATTGCACCTTTCAACATATGTATCATACCTTGAAAGATCCCTTAAAATATCTGTTGATTCTAATGCAACTGTTTCTGATAATTTATCTGCAGATTCTCTAAATACTTTTACTGCATTATCTAAATCGTCATTATTGAGATATTCCCTAACCTTGTTGAATGTTTTTACTAAATTTCTTCTGTTTTTATCTGCCACAAGTTCATCAAGAAGATATTTTGTGGGCTCATTAACAGTTATAAAGTCAAAATCATTAAACTTAGATACAAATGTTTCTTTATCTGGAATAACTCCGTATGTTGTATAATGTTCTTTTATAAAGTCAAATTCTTCTGTGTAATCACTAAAATATGACTCATCAAAATTATTTAATGTAATTATAGAAGAATCGCCTGTTTCAAGAATTCTATTAAGAATTTGAAGTTGAACCATCTGCAATTCTCCTTAATATCCTTTTATCAGAACCAGCGAACCTAACTGGTTGAGAAGTTCCAATAATTCTACTTGCTAGCCTATCACCAACATATAATGGAAGTTCTTCAGGTGTAATGTTTGAAGTAAAAATGTTTGATTTTTCCATATTTATTCTTGCATCAATAACGCTGAGAACATTCTCTGTTTCAAATTCGGTCATTCCTTTTGTTGCAATGTCATCCCAAATAACCAAATTTGCAGACAAAACATTTTCTTTAATATGCTTTGCATACTCATTATTATTACTTATAGCATCCTTAATGCTTAAAAGATACCTTGGAACACTAATGAATAAAACTTCACAAGATAAATCTTTTTCATACCACACTTTATTAATGTATGCCTGAGCAAGTTTTAATGACCACGCTGTCTTGCCATTGCCAGTTGTTGTAGAAT